AATCGAATGGGTTAACAGGATCTTCATCCTGAAACTGTGGCTGCATCACATCCATGATCTTATCAAAGATCTTCTTACCAAACTTGTAAAGGAATACTTTACCGTTATTGGAAGGATTAGCTGGATCGTCAACAACCAACATGTTAACAACATAGTGTAGGCGACGCTTACGCGCACGTACAATATCTTTGTTAGCCTCAATACCAGAGTTCCAGAGTTCTGAGTTCATCTCAGAAACAGGGTCATTCTGACCGATAGTAGTCAATGAGTTTTCGATATACCATTGACCAGTTGGTCCTTTAAAACCGTGATCCCAGTACTTAACCCATGGTAGATCTTCACCTTCAGCAGCAGGCAAGAAACGAAGTACGGCATAACCGTTACCTGATTTATCGACTGTTGGTTTCCAGAAGCGATCATCCCCATAGGATTTTTTCTCGCCGCCACCTGCCTCTTCGGCAGCAGAAATGAGTTTAGAGATATCGGCAGAGCGAATAGCTTTAAGATTTGCAAAAGACATATGTTTTTTCCTTGTATTGCGTTTTATTTACTGAATTATCCACTTGATTCATAATATATGTTATATTATACACCATTTTTATCATGATGTAAACACCTTAAGTACAACTTTTTTCATTCTTTCGGTATCTACTTGAACAAAAGGTTGGTACTTACGGATTCTCAAAGAGACGTCTGGCCACATAATTGTTTCCGTGATCTCTTTATCGGCTTTGTTCATAAAGCCGGTGAGCTTATTTATAATCACTACCGTCTCAAGAGAAATTTCTTCTTGAATATAGTAATTGATTATAGGCGGATGCTCACCATCAACACTCTTGAGTAATGAATCAAGTGACTCACATTCAAGAGAGAGATGGTTGAGATCCTGTTCAAAGATATACCCGATTGACTGCATTCGCTTCAACCAAGACTGATAGACATCCTCGGCGTTCAGCATTTCACCAATCCACTTTGTGCCATTGACAAAATGAGATGCATAGTATCCAATCAATTCAGGTGTTTCTTTAAATCTGTTTGCGACTTTCGAAAAATGGTACTTATCATTACGTTTCCAAAAAGACTTGGGGTTTGCCGAAGTCTTAAAGTTGTACTTTGTGGCATCATATGTCTTTGACTCAAAGTGGAGTTTTAAAGATTGATAATACCTGTAAGCGTCAAAAGAGTCCATAGTTCTCATCATACTGGCAACTGCGCCGTTGTTCCTTCAATGAGCCTGAGCTCAATACACTCAGCCTCTAGTTTATCTTTGATTGCAGGCGATACTAACTTACTTATATCTGCAGGATCAAGTTCACGATCCTCGCATACTTGCAGTATCGCGTCCATGTAAGACAGCTGCAAACTCGCCACGTGTTCTTCGACAATCTTGGCGAATTTCTTTTTTGTTAGTATCGTTTCTTCAATCATTAATTCCACCTGTAAAAAATGTGGTCGTCAACTTGCATAATCCTGTCCAATGTTGGTGCCCAGTTGGGTGATACATTGTCTGCATGATAATGCGTTGCTCCACGTGTTATATCAATATTTTGTTGGTATAGATCCATAGACTCAAGTGCTACGTTATAAGACTGATCCCATAAATCTAAGTTACGAGGTTTATCTGACAAGCCGTCACAGTACCAGCTAAACTGACATGCATGACGGCGCATAGATCCATCTTTGTTAACTTTTCCTTGCTTAACTACTTCACAAATAGTGTCTGGATATCGTCCATCCATTACTCTATTCAAAGTAGTATGTGCTACTGCAATCTGACCTAGATGTGATTGATTACGAGATTCAAAATAAATGTTCTTAGCTAAACACTCCATTTCAGGTGCTGATATAGACAACATCGCTGCTAGAATAATCTGTTCCATTATTTATCCAATGCTCTTATAATTACAGTATCGCCATTTAACCGGCCGTTAGGTACATTAATCTTAGTAGATAGACCCTTAAAGATATTGTCAATCTGTTTAGGAGTCTTACTTTGTATACTAGGTAACACTTCATCTGGTTTACGTAACCGAGTACATCGACTCGCCTCGGTATCAAACTTTTTGATAGAAGTACCGCTTACCTCAAATCCCTTAGGAGACATAGTAATGTACTCTGTCAACATTCGAGTCTTCACGTTGAAGGTAAACAATCTTGCAGCTCCAACAATAAGCACCGGATTAATAGATACCAACTTATAGTCAGAGTTTTCTTTACAGTACTTGACACGAGCTACTTGTTTATCAGCAGCCTTAGGCTTACTCACCCGTGTACGTACGGCTTTAGATGCAGCTTTCAGCTTATCCAGATCTGATAGCATAGTCTCACATGCTTTCATTCGACGCTTTAATTCAGCACGACCAATGTGTGAATAACCTTCAACTGCCTGCTCGCATTTCTTGTGATAAGCATCTGAATAGTCAAGCATCCAACCGTCAATAGTACGGCGTACCTGATCAACTGCAGCACCTTTGAGATCATGGTAACGCATACGGTTATAAAGATCGATCTCGGTCTTTTGACCATCCATCCATTCATCTTCAAGATCATCAATCTCAACCATGATAGTTTTATTGACTTTAGCACGTAAACGCTCACGTGGAGAAAGAACAATCACGTTGCCTTTGGCAGCTGCTTCTTTCTCTCGATTCTTTGCGATTTCCTTACCAGATTCAATTAGACTTGAATAGAACTCAATCGCTTTTTCGTAGATGTTCTTATATGCAGAAGGATACTCGAGACCATTGGTCTCCCACAAAATAGCAGTCACATAGTGTGAGTACATGTGAAAGTAGTACTCGGCATTAGCTAAAATTGCTTTTGCATCTTCTTTTGAAAAGGTTTTCTTGATCCACGGCTTGGTGATATCCATTGCGGACTTCTTGTCAAGCTCATAGTGAATATAGTATTTTGTATTTTGAAAATCCTTCATCGGAATAGCCGCAATGCCAGTTGCAAGGCGGACTCGAGGTAAGACTTTCTTTTTACGGGGTGCAGCCATTAGCATTCTCCATCGTTTGAATATAAGTATATTCTAACACAGTTTAGGGGTAATGTACACAACTATTTTAGGGTATTTGAATATTTTGTATACTATTTACTGGAATGCTAATCCAGCTGTTGTTGTCTATATCTAGACAGGTAATTGAATGGAGCTCAAACATCGCTGTTTCGTACATTGACTCAAACCCTATCGGGAAATTGTCAAGCTCTTTGATATAGTCATGAATAAGTGTTGCTCGGACTGTACGCCGACCTGACCCCTCAGGAGTGTACGTGATGGTACAAACCTTTGAGACCAGATGGGTGTACAGCTCAGATCTTGTAATAGGATCTTTGCGTTTAGGCAAGTTTAAAGTCCTTGACGTTATCAACAATAAACGAACGCCAGCCTTCAGACTCAGGTGCATACACTCGGATTGCTGAGATAGTCTTTTCAAAACCTTCCCGCAAAGAGTCTTCACCACCCTTTGGCATCATATCAGCCGGAATTAAATCAGACTTGAGTGTACAAGGCATAACTCGCATAGTGCCGTCTTTCTTTTCAAAGGTGACTTCACACAAGCCTTCGCGTAATGAATCAATCATTTGTTCACGCGTCATATTATTCTCCATATCCTAAAATTTTGTTTAAGTATTCTTCGTATGTAACGTACACTCCTGAGAAGTCATCGCCAGAGTTTTGACTGACCCACTCATCACGAATGAAAATAGGTCGTTCTTTTAGGGCAGCTTCAAGCCGGTCAGCAACATCACGCAGCATATTAACCGTGTCCATTGCTTCTTGAACACCATCTGTACCAACGAGTCGATCAACAACAATTGGCCGCTCTTCGTTGGGAACTACATGATAATCAATCTCAGTATCAATTACGTTTTGCCAACACTCTTCTACCTGAATAGGATCCTTAGAGTCTCCGATATACACACTGGCACAAATGCCGGTTGGTGTAATACCAGGAAACACTTCTACATTAATTGATGCTTTGGCCATTTAGTTTCTCCTCATTTGAGCTATGTCTTTGGCTTCATTTGTTCCACGCATGATTGGAACCGCGTTTGATTTGTGCATTTGTCCGATACCGACAATAAGATCTCCGGTGTAGACGTTAGGCTCTTTCTTCGGGGTTGGCCCACCAGGTATTGTGTCCGACGTCTTGAGGCTTGGATAGTTCTCTGTGTGGCGGACATACGGTTCGGTCTTCGCATATTCTTTAAACTCCGTTTTCGGCTTGGGTGCTTTTCCACTTCTATAATCAATGTACTCATCAAGGGTTTGGTACTGAAGATTGTGTAGGTTACTTCTACGCATATCTTTATTGTACTGACGCCATTCAAGCTCTAGAGCTTTCATATTAAGCTTCTTTGCTTTTTTACGACGCTTTGAGTTGCCATGGACTTGAACACCCTGTATCATATGCATACTCATTCTGTATATCTCCTATCAACAGCAGAAGCATCCCACACATATGGCAGCTTCTTATACTTTGGACCAAAGATAACGACATCATCATCGCCAACTTCACTAAACACACGATCATCATAATCGCGGTGGATATAAACCGGTCCACCGAAGATCTTATGAGCGCGGACGTACTCGTCGCCTCTAAATCCTACATAGTGTACAGTCCTCATAACATCCTCCAAACTGTTTTGGCTAGGGTGGTAGGAATCGAACCCACGCCAACGGGTTTGGAATCCGTTGTACTACCATTATACTACACCCTATCAAACTTCTTAATACTGAATAGTAGTCTTAACTTAGTCCCTCACCAGGATTTTACGGGTTCGGTTGCTAGCACCTACCTACCTGTTACGTTTCTTTGCTCGTACTATGCAGTATTAAGAAGTTTTCGTGGGAGGGACTTTCCTGCAGCGTCCCTCCCCTTATCTACACATCCCGCTCGTAGCAGCGCCTGGGTTTCCTTCGGTACCAGATTTTCACACCGACCTAACAGACCATGTACATTGGTTGTTAGGATTTTCGATACAATCAAGATTAGTCTTTAGCCTCTAAACCCAATCAGTATCGAATTCTTTAAATTTCTTTCATTGTGATCATTGAGAACTTGTTAGTGTCGCGTAGACGCTTAAAGTACTGATCGGCATGACGGAAGCTAAAGCCACTTCCAAATTCGACAAGAGTATTTTTAGCATCTTTCCAGATGTAGGCTTTTATTTCATAAGATTTCATAGTGTATATTCCTTAAAGTTTACCAACCCAGTGGCTGCATTCATCACACGGATCATCCATTGCCTTAGTTCCAATCGTTGTCGAACTTAGTAGTGTAGTGAAGTGTTTCACCGTAGTATTCTTTAGCATAAGATGAAGCATCTGTCCACGCGTTGTGGTTCTCATCAAGCTTGGAAATCATACGATCGAATTCGTCAGATTTAGCTTTACGCTTAGGTGTCTCAACCACATCAGTGTAGCGACGGACCTTAGCGGCGTTAGCAGCCTGACGTGCTTTAAAGTTTTTGCGATCATTGATTTTTTTAGCCGCAGCTTTGATCATTTCAAGGCGGGCTGCTTTTTGTTCAGGTGTAAAAGTAGTAGTCATATTGATTCTCTCCATCATATTATAGTAGTATTATACCACATTCAAAACTGTTTGTACACAGTTATTTTAGTTTTTTTTCACTTTTTTACGATAAATTCCGCTACATTTAGTTCAAATACCGCATAGTTAACGGCAACTGAGAATTCAGCATCAGTAGCTTCTGAGAAGTCAAAGTCAGTACACTCGATTTCATACTCAACCTTTTTAGCGAAATGCTCAGAACAGCCAAGAAGCTCGATGATTTTTTTAATATTCAGACGCATTGGTTCTCTCTCCTTATTACTTAAACAGATTTGCCATCAGTTCACTTGCAAGCCGAGCTGCTACTTCTTTTTGAAGATCTTCTTTACTCTTAGCCATGATTCTCTCTCCATCATTCATTTTGTATATACAGTATACCACAGTTGAAACTGTTTGTACACAGTTAATTTCACTTTTTTGAAAAAAAGTTATCAACCAGAACTTCGAAGCACTCATACAAGTAATCAGCTGAGTAGAAGCCACCAAGATTCAGATTAAGGTCAGCATCAACAAAGTTCCAGTTGATTCCGCCTGAAGTGTTGATGTTCTCTTCGCTAGCAACTGCTTTGTTGAAAGCTTCGATTACGTCCATTTTGATCATTGATCCATTATTAAGCAACATGATATTCTCTCCATTAACCATCTCTTGATACCTTTATACCACATTAGAAATGGTTTGTACACAGTTAATTTCACTTTTTTTGAATTATTTTGCCTTTTTTTGAACTTTTTTTATGATAGCATCTGCATCTGGATATCTGGTCATCCCATCAACAATGTCATCCAGTACCGACATCATCATTAATTCCATGACTACCATCGCCTCATCGCGTATGGCTGGTGATAAGGTTTCAAGCCAAGCCTGACACTGATCAACCGTACCAATAGACCACAGATGATCTGCGATTTCTATCTGAAGCGGAGTGAGTCCTTCAATTTTCATCTTTGGCTTTCCATATTGACTCTGCAGCTTTCGAGTATTCTGCCTGAACCTGGCGTCGCATTGCTCTTAGAGAGTCGAGCTCTTTGATTGTGTCCTCGGCAGGACCGCTAGTGCCTACCAGCAGCTCTTCGAGGTACGCGATCTCTGTATCATAGTCCATAAGTTTCTCATTGAGATCTTCTAAGACTTTTGTTATAGGATTGCTCATGCTGCCTCCATCACTTCAATGCGTTCGTCATATTCCATGAAGCTAACTTCAAAAGGTACGTAGCCAGTATCGCCTACACGACCACCTTCTGTTTTACCAGAGTCTTCGGTGATCAGAATAGTGTAGCCTTCGTAGCCACCTGGTGTTGTGCCTTTTGCAATAACAGAACCTTGGATGTAACGATCTTGCTCACCAATTGAGCGTGTCATCTTTGGGTCAAAGTCATAGGCTTTGATTACGTCTTCGATTTTAGCAGTGTTTTCAAACTTAAACATGATATTCTCTCCATCAATCATCTTATGTAATCAATATACCACACCAGAAACCGTTTGTACACAGTTATTTTAGCTTTTTTGAAAATAAATGTCACTTTTCTGTTGCTAGGTAAGTGACCAACCCCCTGTGGTTACGCTGCTAGAGCGAACTCAGATGGAGCAAAGTTATCGTTTGCATTTAGTTTAATTGATCTATACGCGATCATCCGGTTAACTCCACTTCATCTTCACACCTGTCGATCCTATTTCAGCCCCATCAAAGATACACCCAAGTCTATTCTCTTTCGAGTTCTTACTTACACTAGGCCAACCGCTCAAGTGTATCTATGGTGAAGCTGCGACCCCATCAAAGATACACTAGCGAGAACAAAGGGAGGATCCTAAGACTGTCCCAGAGACCTATTACTCTCAAAAGACGCTAGTGTATCTATGGTGGGGTCGCAGCTACAACAAAAACACACTAGCACTCTTATTCTTTACCCTATTTCTAGGTCCTCTATATCGAGTTATCATCTCGGGAAAGAGAGGTTATATTTCAAACCTAGTGTGTTTATGGTGGAGCTGCTGGGTACTGCCCCCAGGTCCAGAATGTGTCTACGTTGCTTCAACGCTAACAAATTATATATCAAGAAAGAGAATCTGGTATACTCTCTCCCCCATCAACGTAACTCTTTAATTATAACACACTTTTCCGATTTTGTAAACCCCTAATTGTATAAATAGTCAAGTATTATGATAAAATATGGAGAACATGGTATGATTAAACGGCTAGCACTCGTTGCTGGTTTAATTATTTTTACACCTATGACTTTGGCCGCAGAGCCAATTGTGACTGACTCAACAACCAACAGCACCATTACATCAAATGGGCAGATGGAAACGACCATCAACCAACCACCCCCAAGCGCGATATCACCGCAGTTCAGTGGCGGTAACAATAGTGATCTATGTACTATCGGCGTTGCAGGTGCAGTTCAAACCCAGATCCTGGGCATTTCGGCCGGTACTACGTTTACCGAAGAAAACTGTATCCGCCTTAAGAACGCAAAGGTAATGTATGATATGGGCATGAAAGTGGCCGCGGTATCTGTTATGTGTCAGGACCAAAAGGTTTTTGATGCTATGATGCATGCCGGAACTCCATGTCCATACAACGGACAGATTGGTGAATCGGCCAAACTTGGCTGGGAAACCCACGTAGAAACAACTCGTCGTGAACTAGAACAATCGGATAAACTAAGTGTTGAAGAAAAAGCTACTTTTGGCATTGGCGGTATTGTCGCCCTCTTACTCTTATTCTGATAGTATAACGCCATACTACGGATATACGGGTAACGCTGCATCGACTGGTTTAAGCTGGTCGATGGGCAACGTATTGCCTGAACCACCTGGTTTAGACATTAACGGTGTGATCTATAGCTATACGATCCAAAAAGAAGTTGATGATTCTGTAGACGTCCATGTACAAAACGAGAATGCACTTGGAAGTGGGTACATATTTAGAGAAACAGATTCGTGGGAACCTGGCTCACTGGGTGGAACACAGATTAACAAAAATGTTCCAGTCATACCAGGCATACCTCGGGCTGCATGGGGTGATGGTTCTATTGTAACTGAGGGTGATGGTTCAGTATCAGATGCTACTGTAATTTATACGTATAAGGTCGACCCTTGCTATGACACTCAGTACGATCCAAACTGCCCAGGATACAGAGTTCCAGTTCCGGATATTCCTGAGGTTGACTTGGCCTCTCTATATGACACAGTATCCGATGAGAATGTCACACTAGATCGTAACGTTGATGGTGAACTAATCGACGACGAAGATAAAGATAAAAAGAGCGAAGAAGAACTCGCCGAGGAAGAAGCAGAAGAAAAAGAGGATCGTGAAAATAGACTTGAAAAAGCCCTATCAGCAGTAGATAATTCTGAGTTGTTTGCTCAATCATTTGTAGTTGCACAGATACTCGAATCAATTAATGCTTCTACGAACATGAATACTTACTACGCTGCCAGAATATCAGGCGGCACATATACTGATACCATTGTGCTACAAGATAAACAACTTCCAGATAGCAATAACGGACTGCGTAATGGCCTCGCACAACAACTACTGCACGAGCAAATGATTGACGAGCAGTATAATAAATGATGAACACATAAACCCCAACTTAGGAGAACAAAGATGTTCAAGAAAACACTTATTGTCAGCGCAGCCCTTTTGGGAACGTCTGGCATCCAGGCACAGGCTGAGAATGTTCCGATTACCGGTACAGTTCAGTCACGTTGTGTCATCCAAACAGATCAGCCCGGTGTGTATGGTAACCCTAACGCATACACTCTTACTACAGCACCAACTGATGGTGGCCTAGATGCCTCTATTCGTGTAGATGTTTCATTAGCAAATGCTTACTATGTAAGCATTACAGCTCCAAGTGAATTTTCATCTTCACCTATTTTGCCTGACGCTGTAACATGGACTGGTTCAACCGAGGTTTCTGCTGTGTCTGATGCTACTGGCATGGGTACATACGAGACTTCTAAAGTTGTAACGGATATGACTACTCGTTATGAAATGTCTGCAACAGGTTCAACCTGGTTTAAGACTGCATCTGAAGCAAAAATGGGTGGCGACAAAGCTTTCCCAGGTGGCAACTATACCGCTATGGTCGTTGCTGAATGCATCGCAAAATAAAGAAGCATTTATAATATGATTAAATCATTTATGATAACGGTAATGTTGGTGTTGTCTTCGTCGGTCGTATCGGCTCACGAGATGACACCAACTTATCCCAAATTGACTATTTCGCATCTTCCTAATGTGGTTAAGACTACTATGGAAATGTTCAACAAAAGAGCAGATGTGGAATACTATGAGATTGCAGTATTCGATAAAGACTTCAATCCAGTTCCTTTTGTAACTTCATATAATATTGTCAAAATTAAGTATCTTAGCAAAGTTACGTTTGACCTGTATATACACAAAGACGACGTACCTAGGGCGGTATATGTGTGTTCTAGGTCTAAGGTGAGGAAAGAAAATATTAGTCGGGCAGCTATATCATCTAAAATATGCTCGAAGTTTAAAAGTGAGTAATATGATATGAAAAAACTATTGATACCTTTGATGATGATATTCGCCACCGAAGCTGTGGCTGAATCTACATCACTAGGTCTGCAAATGCCATCTGCACCTTCGTCGTATGGACAAGATAGTATTAGGTCCGGAGATCTAGACTGCAAAAACGCAATTGGTGGAGCAACACAACTTGAGTTTGGCGTGACAGGTATTATTGATAATGCCGACACCCCATTTAGCGGCAGCTATGGAAATCAATCAAAAGATATTGGGGTATTTGCTAGAATCGTAATACCACTCGATAAACCAAGAGAAAGAATTAACTGCAACTCACTGTATCAACTTGAGCTACGTAAGAAAAGACTTGAGGTACTGAGGTTGCAAGAAGAACTAGAAGCACTAAGAAGGCTTAACTCACAACAGAGTAATAGTTTCGAAAACTAGGAGAAACCTATGAAACCTATGAGAAATGTATGCCACGTTATGGCCCAACTTGCCGAGATCGCTTACTTAGACGGTCCAAAGGCAAAAGAAAGAGGTCGACCTCTTGGGTTTACTGGCCATAAGTTCTTTGAAAATGACGGAGCACAGTGTCATGCATTCTGGAACAAAACCGAATACGTGTTGGCATTTCGCGGTACAGAGCCGGATGAATTGTCTGATGTTCTGGCAGACCTGAATGCTATTCCGCGTGGTGCAATGACACACGGTTTGGTTCATTCGGGTTTTAGAGGTGAGCTTGATAACATATGGACTGAAATCGTAGCTCATCATGGAAAAGGCCATGATTCAAAAACATTCTATATCACGGGTCATTCACTTGGTGCGGCAATGGCTACAGTAGCCACTTCTCGCTTTGAGGAATATACATCAGTTAAACAGCTTACAACCTTTGGTTCTCCACGGGTGGGCACACGTAAGTTTGTTAAGCACATCGCAACTCCACATATGAGATTCGTGAATAACAACGATATCGTTACAAAGGTTCCGCTGTGGCTAATGGGTTATAAACACCACGGAGTTTTACAGTATATCAACTTCTATGGCAATATCCGTAAACTCACTACATGGCAGGCAATCAAAGACAAGTGGCGTGGGTATCGCTCAGGTTTATTGGATGGTGCGATGGATCATGGTATGGCTAACTACGTGAAATTCACGAAGGGCATGTAATGACTGACGATGAGCTAATAATTAAGCTACACGATATGGCACGTGAGCTAGAGACCCAACAGCAGCTGCGTAAAGCCCAGGTTTTAAGAGAAGCTGCTGACCAACTATCACAAAAGATGAGAACGGATAATTAAATGGATATGATTGCAAGAATGTTTGATGACACACTATGGATCTACACTGCAATTGGTGGATCTATTCTTGGTGCAGTCGTATTGGCTTATCTGAGCACAACTAGAATAGGCCTATGGGGATATGCTAAGTTCGATTTGGCCGTGGATTATCTTGTTGCAAGATACGGATGGACCTGGCTTGAACAACCAACTGACGCATGGAGAAAGAAGTATCCACACGTCACAAAGAAAATCGACGAGCTTGAAAAGCGAATCGAAGAACTAGAGGAAAAATGAAATCGGTCATTACGCTATTTTTTATGTTGTCATACTCTGCAGCTGCAGATTCAAATGACGTCATGAAAGCTTGTCTTGAAACATATGAATACTCGGTCGAGAAATTTGACGAGTATGATTTTTCTGAGGCTGCTGCATGTCATAGTGATTATAGAGTAATGATGAATGAAGCTAAGCTAGATGAGCTGCGGGATTTTCTTAAGCATAATCCTCGGTATAGAGTACCAGGACAAAGTTTAAACCGCTGCTGGGGAAAGCCTAGAGAAATGCCTTTTGAAAGTTCTTATATTAAAAAGACAGAAAATGGATTTGAAGCCGGAGTAAATTACAAAGATAAACTACCGGCTGGATGCTATGAAAACGCACCGTGGGATAACCGCGATGAGAAATAGCTTCATATTAATAGTGGGTATTATATGTCTACTATGGGTGTTGAATGCACCTGCAGGTAAAAAGTATTGGGAAAACGTAGGACCTAAATGGAACAAAATGCTGAATTCCGACACTTATAATCAATAGCAACTTAGGAGAAATACATGAACTGGCTAATGAAACGATTAACCGAAAGAACAACACTTGATGGAGCAGTACTTGTTGCTGCTGGCATCGCCATGATAATTGCACCGCTGAATCTTATTGCTTATGGCATGATTGCATACGGTGCTTGGACAATGTGGAAAAAAGAGGACTAAACTATGGCTGAGTTTGAATTTGCGGGAATGACTTTCCGTGGTGGCAAGATGATGATTGTCCTCACCGCACTTTCAACCTTGGGTGGTGGTGCTTGGGCAGGTTTTGAATTCTATAAAGACTATATGGATATGCGAGAAATCGTACAGAATATCGATGTAGATACTATCGAGAATAGAAACAATGAAATCGAAGCAATGCTTGGTAATAACAATCGAGAGATTACTATTCGCCTTGATGCACTGCAAAAGTCATTAGATGAAGCTGAAAAAAGAAATCGTGAAAATAAAACTGACTTAGTTGATCGGATCAATATCCTTGATGCACAAGTAAGACGTGTTGAAAAGTTAGTAAGAGAAACCGAGAATGAAGTAAGGCAGATTGTTCAGAATGCAGAAGAGCGGTTTGATAATAAAAGAGACGCTCTTCAGAATCAGTACGATACGAAGGCGTCTCAGTTAAGGGATACTACAGATCAGAAGATCAAAGATGTAGAGGACAGATTGAACTCTAAATTACAAAGAGCACTGGATAATCCATTAGCTAACTAGATATTCTCTCCATCAATCAACGGATATACATTACCTAAGGCACCGGAAGTTACTTCACAAATAGCTCCGGTGTCTTTATTTGTGAGGAAGATATAGAAGTCTCTACGCTCGGGATGCAAAAATACCGTAACGTACAACATACTTCCTGCCATACTTTTTTGTTCTGCCAAAAATACAAGCTTATACCCTTGGCTATTCACTACATCTAAGACTGCCGTACCATCCATCTCACAAAACAGTGGAAGATCGACCATGAAGTCGCCCTCCTCAAAGTCATATGTCGGCGGAACATTCTGGAGGTCCTCATCATTGGCATGAGCACATCCGGCGGTTGACAACATAAGGCTTAGGAGAAGGGCGACTTTTTTCATGGTATCAATCCAGTAACTTTGCAAACGTAGCAGGACCGGCAATACCGTCTGGGGTCAGACCGTTTTCACCCTGCCATCTTTTAAGAACTGCTTCAGTTCCAGGACCAAAGATCCCGTCAGCACCAACAATACCAAGAGCTTCTTGCATGATCTTCACGCCTTCACCCTTTGAACCCTTGCGCAGCACACCAATATCATCCATGATATCTTCAACGGACTCATCATCAGTACCAAGATCAGCAGCTTCCATGCCAAATACTTCTAACGCTTTTGCGTAACGTGCCTGACGATCGGCAAGACCAATGTTACCACCGTTAATCTTTTTGGTCATTTTCACGACGTCATCAGTATCAGCAATTGCGTTTAGGTTATTTGTATCCCAGAACCAGCATGCAGACTCAACAGCACCGGCAGGAGTTGCAACATATTCAGCTGCTTCTTCTGCTGTCATGCCTACGCTCTTACCGAATGCAGTGTAGTTGCTACGACCAGTAAGTTGCTTCAGGCCACGTCCACGGAACAGCCAACCATCACCGTCGTTAACATTGCCCATTTTGTACTTACGGAATTCATCCATATAGACATAGTTTGCAATCATTTCTGGATTGCGGTGGTACTCATCCGCATCACGCTTCGGCGCTGCACCAAAGTAACGGCCAAATACCGCACGAAGAGCTTTAGCTGAGTAGTTCAAATTTTCTTCTAGTGACCGGAAGTTGTTTGATTCATGCGCGCATTGACTAATAAAGTGCGCAGCACGCCGTTCACTGTCAATGCCGTATTTAGGCATTACTTTTACCAGCGCCTCATGCCAGGAATCAACATCTTTGTTTCCCGGGATCAGTGCCGCTAGTTGTTCTTTTTGTAGCTCAAAGCTCATTGTATTAGTCCTTTATAATTTTCGAAATCATATCCTCAAAAGCTTCTACCTTCTCGACGCGATTCGGCCAATAGATATAATCTTTATCTGGATTCATTTTAAGATTAGACAAGAGCGGGATGATTGCATTATACAATTTATCTAACTTGTCTTCTAGTTCGCCAACGGTGCTGGAATGCTCGTTAGCTACAGTACGTGCTTCTTGTACTGCTTCTAATTCGGCTTCATCTATTGCAGTAAAGCCGAAATCAAATAGGTCTGACATTTAATATTCCCCTACAACATAGTTATATATTTCTTTCCAGTTCTTAACTCGAGTAGCCATACCAACATAATCAGCGTTAAAACCGTGTTGCATGAGAACGGAGTCTAGACCAAGATCAATGCCAAGGTCAGCATTTTCTGGTTTATCTTCTACCCAGATACAACCGCTATCACGGTATGGTTCAAGAGCTTCGTCTTTGTCAGCACCAGTATCTAGGTAAACATACGACTCAAAGACAGAAGGGCCAAACAACTCAATGAGATTTTTGGTACGCAAATGACCTGCATACGTATCCAAGCTCAGAGAGCTAATGACACGAAACACATAACCATGCTCTTCATGGAGTTTACGTACATATTTAACTGCATCACGAAGAGGTGGAATCTTGCGAATAGTCGCAGATTCATTAAACATCCGACAAAGCTTTTCGCCTTCGGACCGGTCTAGACCATAACGTTTATCCATTCGATAAACGCCTGGTTCAACTACTTGGTAACCATGACGGTCCATCCAAGCGGAATACGAGTAAACCCAGTCGAGCAGAACTCCATCTGCATCGACCAGGATAGTTTTTTGATTGTCTACATACATTACATATTTTCCTCAAAAGTTGTAGTCATAAAATTTACGAGGGGCATCTGCTAACTTATAGCGTTGACCATATTTGTCCTGCCATCCACGACTTTCATCAGTTAACATCCTCGAAAGCAACCTCCCTCATGGTAGCGTATCTCAAGTTAGCACCCTCTAAGTTAGCACCCCTCAAGTTAGCACCAATCAAGTAAGCATTCTCTAAGCAAGCACAACTCAAGTTAGCATTCCTCAAGTCAGCACTTCCAAGATTAGCCCCTCTAAGATCAGCGCCACGCAAGTCAGCACCGTACAAGTCAGCATTCCTCAAGTAAGCACCCCTCAAGTTAGAAGTCTCTAAGTGAGCGCCACTCAAGTAAGCCTCCCCTAAGTGAGCACGTTCTAAGTTAGCACCCCTCAAGTCAGAACCTCTAAAATCAGCACGAACTCCGACTTCGTTAATACCCTTGAGCCACAGCCTATGGTTATCTAGGATTACTTTAAGTTCATCTTTAGTCATTTAGTTTCTCGAAAGTTAGCGCCACTAAAGCAAGCATCCCCTAAGTAAGCACCACTCAAGTTAGCACCGTACAAGTCAGCATTCCTCAAGTACGCACCACTCAAGTCGGCACTACCCAAGTCAACATTCTTTAAGTCAGCATCCTCTAAGTTAGCATCCTTCAAGTTAGCGAAACTCAAGCTAGCATCCCTGAAGTCAGCATCCTCTAAGTAAGCATTCTCTAAGTTGGCATTCCTCAAGTTAGCACCCTTCAAGTTAGCACCACTCAAGTTAGCACCCTTCAAGTTAGCGCAACTCAAGCAAGCATTCTCTAAGTAAGCATTCCTCAAGTTAGCAACACTCAAGTCAGCATCCCTCAAGTTAGCAACACTCAAGTAAGCACCACGCAAGGTAGCACCGTACAAGTTAGCACCCCTAAGATCAGCACCACTCAAGTTAGCATTCTCTAAGTAAGTACCACCCAAGTTAGCACGCCTCAAGTTAGCGTCCCTCAAGTTAGCACCCCACAAGTCAGCACCACGCAAGTCAGCACACCTCAAGTCAGCACGGACTCCTTTTTTATTACCATTGAGCCACAGCTTATGTTTATCTAGGATTATTTTAAGTTTATCTTTAGTCATTCTTTTGGCTTCCATAGTTTAGCAAACTTCAATACGTTTGGCAATTCTTCATTCGGCATGGGACATACTACCGCGCAACTTTTGCGCCCATCAAGAGTATTGTTTTCATGCCCAAGATACACATTGTCAAGTGCTGCAATCTTATTAAACTCTTTTTGATTAACACGGACTACGCACTTTTTAAAACTGTTTTTAAGCCAGCCAATGTAGTGGGGATGCTTGTAAGGACCATTGTCAACAATACGATCAAAATCAGTATGTGCTTTTGTAAATTCCAAATGAGCTCCCAGAACAGCATGTGCCACTAAAGTTGGCGTCATATAGTCTGAAAACTCATCCAATACTGCGATATACATTTTCATGGTGTTTCTCCTTACTCAAGTTCATGAGGGTAGACTAGTGCCCCTCAAGTCAGCACCTCTCAAGTCAGCACCACTCAAGTCAGCATCCCTCAAGTCAGCACCCCACAAGTTAGCACCCATCAAGTTAGCATTCTCTAAGTCAACACCCCTCAAGTTAGCACCACTCAAGTTAGCATCCATCAAGTTAGCACCAGTCAAGTTAGCAAAACTCAAGTCAGCACGAACTCCGCTTTCTTTATTACCCTGGAGCCACAGCTTATGTTTTTCTAGGATTACTTTAAGTTCATCTTTAGTCATTTAGTTTCTCCAATGAAATCACTTGTCATTGATTCTTTGAATGAAAGTGAGGATTTTCGCACTGAATCTTCACCATATTTAGTTGAGTACTCAATGACAGCCGCATATATTGCGTTTTCCAATTTAGTATCCATCCTGAAATACTCCATACTTACTCATTTAGTTTCTCCAAAGTTAGCACCCCTCAAGTCAGCATTCCACAAGATAGCATTCTCTAAGTGAGCACCCATCAAGTTAGCATCCATCAAGTAAGCACCAATCAAACCAGCTCCCTCTAAGTTAGCGCCACGCAAGTCAGCACCCTCTAAGTTAGCATAAATCAAGTTAGCATTCCTCAAGTAAGCACCATGCAAGTCAGCACCACGCAAGTCAGCATCACGCAAGTCAGCATCCTCTAAGTCAGAACCACTCAAGTCAGCGCCACGCAAGTCAGCACCAGTCAAATCAGCATCCTCTAAGTTAGCACGAAACAAGTTAGCATTCTCTAAGTCAGCACCACTCAAGTAAGCACCACTCAAGTTAGCACTCCTCAAGATAGCACCACTCAAGTCAGCGCCACTCAAGTCAGCACCTTCTAAGTTAGCACGAGCTCCTTCTTTATTACCCTGGAGCCACAGCTTATGTTTTTCTAGGATTATTTTAAGTTCATCTTTAGTCATTGTGTTCCATCTTATTCATCAGTTAACATCCTCTAAGTCGGCACCGCCAGCAAATGCCTTAGCGACATCGCCAGGGCATGTACATCCTCCATCAGTGATGATGTGACCTCCAAGGCCGTGTGCGGCATCAGCACATTCAATAACAGCAGATAACTGAGGATAACCAACCCCTGTTTGAATCCGTGTAGTGCAGACACTACCAGGATCGATGCCCATTTTAACAATTTCTTCGCCATCTTATTCATCAGTTAGCACCCCTCAAGTTAGCACGCCTCAATTGAGCACGCATCAAGATAGCATCTTCTAAGTTAGCATAGCTTAGGTTAGCATTCTCTAAGTCAGCACCCTTCAAGTTAGCACCCCGCAAGATAGCATATCTCAAGTCAGCATCCATCAAGATAACTTCCTCTAAGTCAGCACCCTTCAAGTTAGCATCCTTCAAGTTAGCACCCCACAAGATAGCATATCTCAAGTTAGCATTCTCTAAGTCAGCGCCACGCAAGTTAGCATTCCTCAAGTTAGCAACACTCAAGTTAACATTCCTCAAGTTAGCACCCCGCAAGTCAGCACCCCGCAAGCTAGCACGAACTCCTTCTTTATTACCCTGGAGCCATAGCGTATGTTTTTCTAGGATTATTTTAAGTTCATCTTTAGTCATTAGAGTTCTCCTCTTGTGTCTTCTCTAGCTCAGCTTCGTAAGCAGCATAAGCAGCAGCCCAAACATCAAGGGCATCATAAGCAGCAGCACGAGCAGCAGAATCAAGAACAGCATCAATAGCATAAGCATCAATAGCAGCATCACGAGCAGCAGCATAAACAACCCAAGCAGCATCCCGAGCAGCCTTTAGTTCTTCAAGCTTAGTCATTCTGTTTCTCCTCGTGTGTCTTCTTTAGCTCGGCTTGAGCAGCGTAAGCAGCCCAAGCAGCTACAGGAGCAAGCAGCATGAGCAGCATCACAATAGCAGCATCCAGATCAGCCTGAGCAGCAGCAGCAGCAGCATCACAAGCGGCTTGGAGTTCTTCTAGTTTAGTCATTATGTTTCTCCCCCCTCAAGGTAGCACCCCTCAAGGTAGCATTCTCTAAGTCAACACCCCTCAAGGTAGCATTCTCTAAGTCAGCACCCCACAAGTTAGCACCCATCCAGGTAGCATTCTCTAAGTAAGCATCCCTCAAGTTAGCATTCTCTAAGTCAGCAAGATTCAAGTTGGCACCCATCAAGATAGCATCCTCTAAGTTAGCATCCTCTAAGTTAGCAAAACTCAAATTAGCATCACACAAGTTAGCATATCTCAAGTTAGCACCACTTAAGTTAACACCACTCAAGTTAGCATCCTTCAAGTTAGCACCCTCTAAGTTAGCACCCTCTAAGTTAACACCACTCAAGTTAACACCACTCAAGTCAGCACGAACTCCGCCTTCTGTATTACTATCGAGCCACAGAATATGGTTATCTAGGATTACTTTAAGTTCATCTTTAGTCATTAGAATTGCCCCTTTTTATCTTATCTAGCTCGGCTTGGAAAGGACCCCAAATAGCAGCCCAAACAGCTACAGCAGCAGAATCATTATATTCAGCTTCAACGGCATCGCGAGCAGCCTCATAAGCAGCTATAACATCATCAGCAGAAGCAGCAGCAGCCTTCAGTTCTTCAAGTTTATTCATTGGTTTGTTCCTCTATGAACTCACCATAGCAGCCACTCTTTTCGAGGTGAGGGAACATCTCAGTAACAACATCGTTTAAATCCCCTTCGTCATATCCGCTGTGAAGCTCTACCTCAAAAGGAATGCGTACATTAGCACCCTCTGGGAATAATATAGCAATAGCTTTCCTCATCATTAGAGTTCTCCTCATTGATTATAGTATTATTATAACCTATGCTGGAGAGAATGTACACAAAAAAATGCACGGAAATGCATTTTTTTTATAAATATATGTATGAAACTAGTAGAGACAAAGCCACTTAGATGGGTAGTTTATGACAGCAATGGAAAAGTTGTTCTTATTACTTCTAACAAATCCATTGCTGTCAGTGAGTTTAAGAAACTTTCTTTCGACTCCGCGGCTTAGCTTTAGGTTTTTCTTTAACTTCGTTAACCTTTTCTTTCATAGATTCTAAGCGTTTGATAACTTCTTCGCCATCCATCCAAATGTCTTTATTATTCAAAATAGATTCAACTTCAGGTTCTTCTAAGAAGCCTTCATAGATTTGACGTAAAAGATTTTCTGACCATTTACGTTCATGGATAATGTTATCGTACATTTCACCACCTTTACCAATGGTTCCACCTGAATAGTTATGGAACATAAACATTGAGTGATTTGATACCTCAAATCCATCTGCGCAAAGGAAGATCATTGTTGCAGCAGACATACATGCGCCTTCTACTGAACAAACAACAGTTCCTTCACATTCTCCTAATACACGCATCATTTGAATAGCAGTAAATAAATCACCACCATACGAGTTAATGTGGATATTTACTACATCATTCTTTCCAGCATTACGAATGATGTCAAACCAATCAATATATTCGTCAGCTCTTTTAATCTCGCCAACTAGATAAAATTCATGGATATTTGCTACTGGACGATGGTGAAAATAATTTCGTTTCTTTTCGCCGCCAGTAAGTAGTTCCATAAGATCTTCACTCATTTATAACCCTCGAGTTGATTGATTTCTTCTTTTAATTCTTGAACCAGATCTTCTAGCTCTTTAATATATTCTTGAACTACGTCTTTTTCGCATAAAGTCTCACAACAGATACCAATCTGATGATGAGCATTAATGGCCAAAGATTTTTCGCCTCTTATATTCATTGATTGTCTCCAATAATTTAGGTGCCCAGTCATCACGATGTTCAACAAAGACTTGGGCCGCATCCTCACCATCACAACCAATGATGGTAACAAGTTGAGTGACCGGCATACCTGTTCGTTCTTCCCACATAATTGCGTATGCAGACTCCTGAATAAAGTAGTTGTTAATCCAATCACGCTTTTTTAGTTTTTTCGAAGTCTTAAAATCGATAATACTTAGCTTACCGTCAAAGACTCCAACACAGTCGACTCGCCCCGCCAGACCAAGATATTCTGAATAGAGTGCTGCTTCTTGTGCATATACTGCACTAATACGATTATCGAAAGTTTCTTTCATAGTTAGAAAAGTCTGAAGAACATCAGGAGTAAATCCCTCAGCAAAGTCTTCTTCGTTGTCTAAATACTTTTCGCAGATTAGGTGGACACGAGTTCCACGACCAGAGGCTCTGGCTGATACCTTATTTGCTTCTTCTTCACCTACACGTGCACGCCATGCACGAATGCTTTCTTCACTTAGGATAGAAAGGACTGTAGTGACACTAGGGTAAGAAACCCCATTGGGAGCAAGATACTTTCTCCCAGATGCGCCAGTTTCAGCATTAAGATCTTCATAGCCAAGACTAATCTCCTTGTGTTCGAACTGCTTCCGTTTCATAATAAGCTTTACCTTTTTTCACTACTTCTTTGATCCGTTTAAATTGTGATCCGCTAGAAGCTTTTTGCTTGTGCTTATTTGCCTTCTTGTTGCGGGGATCGAATCGATTAAATTTTGCCATCTTTCTCTAGCATTTCCTTTGTCATGATATAGTCACGCACGAAGTCTGAACGAACAATATCTTCCCATGTAAACTCAATAACTTCAAAGTTACGGAGTTGCTCAATAATTTCTAGAAACTTAAGAATTCCGTTTTTGTCTCTTTCTTTATCGAAGTCAGACTGGTAGTAATCACCACACATGATGAATTTACAGTTCTGACCAATACGCGTAATAACAGAATCTAGCTCATGGAAAGTTAGGTTCTGCATCTCATCAACAATCACAATAGAATTTTGGATTGTCATACCACGAATAAAGGAAGTAGAAAGAAAATCTACTTTATTCGCAGTAACTAGTTTAGGAAAGGCTTCTGGATCTTCGAATAGTTCAGAACATGCCGAACGATATGGGCCAGTGTAAGCATCTTTCTTTTCATCCTCGTTACCAGGTAAAAAACCAATGTCACGAGTAGGTACAATAGAACGTACGATGACTACTTTATCGTACGAGGTTTCTCGGTCAAGTACATCTTCAAGAGCCAAGGATAGCGCCATAAATGTTTTACCAGTTCCTGCCGATCCGGCAAGGACGAGTGATCTGTCTTTTTCATACGCTTTAAATGCCTTTACCTGGTTGGGAGTTAGTGGCTCGACACTAATCATGTCTTCGAGCTTTATCTTATGGGATAACGCCATTAGTAGTCCTTAATGTTATTGACTTTGTAAGTTTCTTTTACTTTTGAGATAACTTCACGAAAACCGTCATCGACTTTCAAATTTGTACCGGCTTGACCGATAATTCTTGGTGCTCCAATAACCCGAGTAAGATACGGATTGTCCTCAAGCATCTGTTTACTTTCTTCCCAAGAAGAGTACGTAGTAAACTTCTCACCTGTTCGCGTATCTTCATATTCATAAGTTGGCATAATGTTTCCTATTTTAGTATGGGGGCCTTCCGCTCTTTTCTAAGCATCTCTAGTATGTATGCATCGTAACTTTGTTGCTTTTCACAACCACCGCATCCACACTCACATGGTTCTGGTGTTTCTTGTTTATCCTGTTGCGACATTAAACCACTCCGGTATTTTACGATTCGTCCATGCCATAGAGAACCGTTCTTGTTTCGTTTGATAGAATGCACGATACGACCTGACAATATCTTCGAACATACATTCTGGGTTAGATTTCATGGCAAGAGGCTGCTTAGTCAATTTTCCAAGAGGAATATTTGTTGGAGGCCAACGGAGATAATAACGAAGTAGTTTGTCAGTGGCATGCACCTTATTGTATCTATACTGATACTCATCACAAAGTGCGATAAAGTGTTTATAGTGCCACTCATAATTAGAAAGATTAATCATTGTCCAGACAGTACAAGGGTGATACATGTGAACAGCCTTGTACATAACGCTTTCACGGTCATCAGACAATTCCCAATATTTGGACATTGTCTTACCGGACTTAGATGGACGGCGGGTTTCAACGCCATCAAGCATACGGTGTGCAGTTGAAAGCATTTGGGCAGACTCAACTATCATCTTGACAACGTGCTTATCACACTGAAGTTGAGCAGCTCTGACTGGATCCTGGTCAAGGACAAAAAGGTTCATTACATAAATTCCTCTAGATTACCTGTATACTGTATCACATCTTCTTCAGGTTGTACACAGTTTTTTTCGCTATAAGAGAGAATTTGAGCTGCTTTATTTCGCACCCACGGGTCTCGTAGAGGGAGGTGATATCCTGAGGATCCGTCCCATCCAATGAATTCTTTATCAAAGAAGTCGACTTTGCAGTGTTGGGGATATTCATTTTGTAGCTCCGATAATTCATCGGCCCACCGTTGCCATGTATGATCATCAATGATCGAATCGTCCATATCGTAGTATAAACACGAATGGACTAGCATCTGTGAGCGTCTTTGTTTAATCTTTTCGGGTATAGTTTGCTGGACCACGGTAGGCATCCCTCTACAATTATTAGTATATTATACAACAAAAGTAGAGGGATGTACACTACTTTATGCGCTCCTCAGCTCCTCACGAATGTCTTCAATCCTGCTTGAGAGATATTCATGTTTCTTTTGAAGTTTATATGCTAAATGTTTATTACCTGTTTGCTCCACTCGTTGTATGTAATGTTTAAGCTCTTTCGAGTCACGTTTTAGTCTTTCAATTTGAGAACCGTACATTCGTTGGCTCCTTTTCGCTTGTTGAGTTTGCCGGCGATGGTTAGATATTTTAGGATCCTCCATGTTACTAAACAAAAAAAAGGCCGACGCAAAATGCGCCAGCCCCAAGGTGCTAGAGAAATACTTTATTGTTATTATTAACGCTGAGTAGTCTCATACATTTATTTATATAAATGACTATTTCACGATGAGCGTTGGAAACGTCTCCTGTACAAGTTTTTTAGTTAGGCCACGATATTTTCCGGTAAGCTTTTTATCTTTTACTGCGATAACCAACTCAGCGTCACGTGGATGAATTACTTCTAACATTCGAATGAGCATTTGTTCTACACGCATACTCGGCAAACGCTCACCTGGTCCACCTACGGCAAAGTAGCGAAACTGCTTTGACATCTTGTGAAGATTGCTAGGTGGGTTTCTTTCATCGGCAGGATTATATGGAGGAGCACCCTCGGGCAGAATAAATTCAATCGAGTCGTCAAAGCCTCCCTTAAGAATGTCACGAAGAGCAAGGCAATTGTTTTTCTTTAGCTCCTCAATACGTTCTTCTTTTGTTTGCCGTGTTCCTACACGTGTAAGAATCTCATGCACTGTAAGATTCTTAACTCTATTTACTGCCATTAATAAAACTCCTCAACAGATTCAATTAGCATTCTGCAGCGTTTCTTAATAAGAAAGTTAAGTACTTTCAGTTTTGACGCTGCTTTGGTGGATTCGTATGTATTTATAATATTAGTACGAATGTCTTCTGGGATCTCGGAGAGATCGATCAGCTTCTTATTACGGCAATAGTTACGGTATGTTTCGCTATCCATAACCGATTGCAGATCTTCAATACCTGCCATCCATGCAGCGATTTTCTTTTGCGTTACTGGTGACTGACGAATGCCATCAACAAAAGTGTTATCGCCAGAAAGGACATTAGGAACACCATCAGATGAGTCTCCTTTAAAGATATGTTCAGTAATATAAGTGCGTGGGTTAGGGTCCTTAATGAACTTTTTAGTCATAGGAGAATACTGGCGCACGTTGTCATATTTGTGAAGCTGAATAAAGTCTTTGTCAGCAGAGACAATCATGACTTCTTCATGTTGACCAAACTCTTGAGTATTGTCGGTAAGTACACCAATGATATCATCAGCTTCGCACTTATCAATATGCAATACTTTGTAAGGAAAGTTCTCACGGATTTCTTCGCGTACCATATTGATGATACGAAATACTTCTCCCCAATCCATAGTAGATTCTTCACGTCCTTCACGACGTTTAAACTTGTAATTAGGAAAGTAGTCACGACGCCATGAACTACTGTCACATGCAATAACCATTTGGCCATACTCGGCCCGAAACTTTTTATTATACATGCGGATTGTATTTAGGATTATATGACGAATCATATCTTCGTCAACAAGGAAATCAGGAGTACCTAATATCTTTACCTTTTGTGTGATGATACTACCAACAGCAATACCATTAAAATCAATGATTATCATTCTCTAGCTCTTCTTTTATTTTACTTAATGTTAAAGATAATTCGTCAATAACCTCGTGCAAGAAGTGCTCTTTGCCATGCACTCTTGCCATGATAGCGTACAGTAGATTGAGTATAAGTCCCAGATCTTGCTGAAGTTGAGTATCTGCCCTAGGGTGATATTCAGCGTCGATCAATACGCCTAACATTGCCTCAAGCATGTCAGATGCGATATCTACTTCGGTAGGAAGTCCTGGATCCACAAGAGGGTTACGGATCTCGCCGAAAGGAAATTGTATTATATTATCTTCACTCATGGTATTATTATATCAAGTCTTCGTCGGTTTGTACACAGTTTTTTACATGATTTGAATGTATTTTACAACCAATAAACTCGTTGTAGTAATCATCCCTGAATAGTACATCACGGTCAAACTGCTCCTTCGCTTCGAAGTAAGACATTTCCCCCTTTGTTTTACACAGTCTTATGATTTCCCGTTTAAAGCGTTCGCTTCCGGACTCTTCAACAAGTAGCTTAACTTGCTCGCTGGAACCGTGGTAGGATTGCCAGTCTGATTCTGACTTCTTGACTCGCTTACGTTTTTGCCCTTTAAGAGGTGGCAGACGGCGTGTCGACCAGAAGCTTTTTTTGCCCACATACTTTTTTCCATTCTCTAAGTCAGTAATCAAGTAAACAAAACCAGCCCATTCTTCAAGTTGGGCTGGTTCAAAAGGTTGTTCATTGTATATCCACTGTTCCATAAATGTACCATATTATTGCCATATGGTCTATTTATAGATAATCCTCATCGTCATAAAAGTTCTCATCTAGATCATCGTCTAGCTCAGATCCACAGCTGACGCAGTAAATTACATCGTCTTCAGAATCTTCATGGACCATTTTTACTTTAAAATGGCATCCGCATTCGATACATTCATGCTCTGTCATATGCTGAGCCCTGACATATCGTTTGAATAAACCCAGTTTTTGAGTTCTTTAAATCCACCAATATAGTCAGAGCCATCTAGAACGACTGGAAAGGTACGTACATTTGGATACATCGCAAGTAGCTGATCTTTTGTAATGTCTCCATCCGGACCTACTACAACGATTTCATGATCGATATTTTTCACATTGAGTAGGGTTTTAGCCGCCTCGCAATATGAGCAAGGCGGAGTGTTTCTTGTATATAGTTTAATCATAGAGAGAGTCCCTTAAGTGTGTCTTCATTGACATCTTGTTTTACACCACCGATAACATAAGAACTGATTTCTGT